ATGAAAGTTCTAGGAGTACCGTCTCCGTCTATTTCATATTCGCAATAGCCGCCTGCATCTAATATATCATGAATTTTAACTTTTATAGTTATTGTTTCAAGCATTCTAGAAGTGAATAAATGCCTACCAAAAGAATAGGCTGCCAATTTCAACAACTTGGTTAAAGTATAGTCTCTTGCACCACGAATAGAAATTTGCATATCATTCACTCCTTAATTTTATTTATGTCAATTTATTCCTAATATATTCACCTGCTTCAACAAATCCCTTACTAGTTAAAAATCCCCATTCTTTTTTACGCCATCCATGTAGAAACAATGTCCATGTTGGCTCGGGCATTTCTAATCTGTGAAAAGAGGAGGCTCTTCGCCATATAATTGAGCCAGGTCCTCTCCATACACGATACTCGCCGATCTGGTGTCCGTCGACAAGTATAGGTTGCCATTCCCAATATCCACCTTTGAGGATGATTGTGATATAATTCCAGGGGTGATCGTGGACGTCTCTGTCTTCGTCTGAGAGGAGGATTTTGTGAATGAAGATGTTTGGATAAGGTCTGACACTATCGAATGCATTTTGTTTTTCCTTAAAAAGGAGATAATATCGGTGCATATATTCCTCACCGAATCTATCTAAAATAACTCTTTTTCTATTAAGTTTTTCAAGTAACTTTAATAACATGATAAATCCATACTATACTTTTATTGATGAAAAATCTCTACGTTTATTTAACATATTATATTGTTCCTTTGTAGGTGTATCTACTCTTGAATTATCTATATTAGAATCAGTTAAATTCTTTTGTGCCGATTCTTCAAGATCATACAATTTCATTTTTGCTCTATCTACACCAATCATAAATCTCTTATTGGTTGTGGGATCATTGTATCGATTCTTTAACTGTTTAACCATCAACTGATTCATTTGCTCTAATTCTTCTGTAGATATTAAAGCAAACATAAAATCAACTGTTGCAGGTAATCCAAATGATTCTGAAGTATCTGTTAATTCAACATCAGTGTTACCATAACCACTTCTAGTAGTCTGAGTAGCACTTAGAATAGGAACATTTTCTTCAACTGCTAATCCCCTAAGTTCTTCAGCAATAGACTTAATTAACGTATAAGAATTAATATTACTTCCTGCTTTAAATCTAGAAGATGCGCAAATATTTAAATAATCAATAATAATCATGTCAGGTTTAAACTGACGCTTTAATTGTAATTCATTTAACAAAGACTTAAAATGCCCTGTATGGGCACCTGCTGTTGGATATTCTTTAATAATTAACTTGCCTTCAGTCTTGCTTCTAATTTTTTCAATACGAGAATCAAATACTGATTTTGGAATATCCTTTAACTGATCCATAGTGATATTCATTAAATTAGCATCAATACGTTCCGCAATTCTTTCTTCGGCCATTTCTAAAGTAATATACAAAACATTTTTGCCTTGTGATAATACCGAAGATGCAATATGACACATGAATAAAGATTTACCAACACCTGTGCCCGCCAAGACCACATTCAAAGTCTTTGTAGGCATACCACCATTTGTTATTTTATTAAAATAATCTAAATCAAAAGGTATCTTAGATTCAACCTTATGATAAAAATCATATCTCTGTGAGGCATTGTCTATATAATCATGACCAACATTATTGTCAAAGCACACACCCAAAGCATCCTGTAATAATTGCGGAATGCCGTCTTCAGATTTGCCTTTATCTCGGCCATCAATAATTGCAATAGATGAAAGTATAGCATTGTATATAGCCTTATCCTTACAGAATTTTTCAGTTTCTTTATATAGCCAATCTCTATTATGTTCGGTTGGTTCCAACTCATAAACATACTCTACAATTTCTTTATATTGTTCTTCAGTTAAACTCTTATCATTTTGAATAGAAATAACCAAAGCATCCTTGTTAGGAAGCGCATTATATTCATTTATAAATTCTACAACCTTATTGTAAATTGTCTTTTCAGTATTGTCTAAAAAATATTCCGATTTTAAAAACGGAACTACCTTTCTCATATACTCATCATCGTGTACTAAGTTTTGAAGAATTACTTTCTCTATTTTCGAAATCATCTATTGCCTTTGTCAAGATATCATTAATTATTTCCGTCATTATAGCATTAAACTCGTTAGAAGTCAATTGTTCTTCTGTCTTTCCTTCGGGTTTTCGGATGAATGTAAAATCGAGGGCGCATTCGGGAATATCATCTTCCATCTTGAGGGAATTAATACTGATTTTTGCTCCGGTAAAATCACCTTCCAAAAGTTCAACGCCCCATATATCAATATTTTGTTCTGCATCTATAAAACTCCAAGGTTTATACTTCACTGGCATTCTCAAACTCCTCGTCAATTCCAGCTTCGTCAAAGCTTCTACCTAGCATTTCACCGCCAGCAATTTTATATCTACCTTCAATCCAATCTCTAAAAGTCTGAGAAGTAATAATTGGTAACCAGAACTCTTTAGTATATGTATCTTTTTGTCTATATTTCTTATCGCTGATTTCACCTGTTTCTTTATTAACAGTTGAATACCAACCATTAGATGGTTTAATAACAAATCCACCCTCAATTGCTACATCCAATAGACCAGACCATTTACTAATTCCACCTTCGAATGATACTTCGACTGGGATTTTAGATTTTTCACGAACAAATCTAGACTTCTCAACATTGAGAATAAAGTTATAGCCTGTTACTTCAGAACCATCTTTTTCTTGTTGTCTACCAATAATAAAAATTTGATCTGCAGAGTAATATAATCCTGTACCGCCAGAAACAATCTGTCTAGGATATAAACCAATTTCAGCATAGGTATGATTAACAACAACCATTGGAATATCTTTAATGGTTAAATGAGGGGTAATCATTCTAAACAACGATTTCATTTGTTTAGCACGAGTCATATCTGCTACAGATTTACCTTCCAACGCATCATCTACTTCTTTCTTTGAAGCAAGATTACCTACCGAATCAACTACAATAATGATATGCTCGCCTCGTTCAATATTATTGATTTGAGACATAATATCAAATTTCAATTGTTCAATATCTGTAATAGGTGTATGAAGAATTTTAGATGTATCAATACCAAAATTATCAAAGTAAGATTGAGGAGAACCAAACTCTGAATCATAAAATAAAATCACCGCATCATCATACTTATCCTGATATGCTTTAGCCATCAATAATGAGAATGCTGTTTTAAAGTGTTTGGATGGGCCTGCAAATACTGTAAGCCCAGGTGTTAACCCGCCCTCTAAAGATCCCGATAACGCCACATTCACCATTGGAACCGACGTCTGAATCATATCCTTCTTCGAAAAGAATTTGGATTTATTTAAAACGTCTGATTCCTTAATTGTTGAATTCTTTTTTAATTTATCAATCAATGACATAATTTATTCCTTTTAATTAATCTTCTGAACTAGCACCACATTTAGCACGCTTTGCTTTTGTCAGCGCGCCAAAATCTACTGGCCATTCTTTGCCTGGTTGTATTTCAATTGCCCCTGCAGGATAGGCAAATTTAACTCCTGCTGTGCCTTCAATTTGTGCAATAGGTAAACGATATTTAGTTAAGTCGTTTCCTAAATTGGGATAAGGTGCTACGTGTGGAAATGCCCATCCTGCTATTTCTTTAGTTTGATTATTGATAACAATCTTATAATAACCGTGCGGAACAACGACGCCATTGCCGATTTTCTTATCTTGCGCATTATATACTCCTCCTACATAGATTGTATATGATTGGTTACGTTGAACTGTCCAACCGCGTACAGCAGTTTCTAATAATTTCCAAATGCCTCTGTTTAATGAACCTGCTTGAGGTGCCATATTTGTCATTAAGAATGATTCATATTCTACTTGTTGATCCCAACTTAAATCTCCATCTGGAGACATATGCCCTTTATCATATCCTGTACCAGCATAATCGCCTGGAACTGGACCACCTTGAATTGATTGATCTGCAACAAATGCGTTTGTTCTTGCAACACAACCTAAAGCATTTTGCGGAATTAATTCATATGTTACATACTTTGGTAATTTTGCTGCCGCATCATACCCAACCAAATATGCTT